GATACGGTAACAATTATTATGGTACTAGCTTTTATGGCGCGCCACGCCCTGACTTGGGTAACTATTCGGAGGCGACAAGTTGGTCATTAGATAACTGGGGTGAATATCTCGTCGCCTGTTCGGCAGAGGACGGGCGTTTACTTGAATGGCAACTAGACACGGCTGTAAAGGCCGCTGCGATCGCCAATGCGCCAACAGGCAACCTTGGCCTAGTCGTGACCGAAGAGCGTTTCCTGTTCGCGCTTGGCGCTGGTAGTAATCCGCGCAAAGTCCAATGGTGCGACCAAGAGAACAACACGCTCTGGACGCCAGCGGCGACAAACCAAGCGGGTGACATTGAACTGCAAACCTCTGGCCAGATCATGCAGGGCATTCAGGCGCGTGGTCAGACGCTCGTTATCACTGACTTGGACGCGCACAGCTTCACATATTCTGGCCCTCCTTTCGTGTTTAACGTCCAAAAGGTAGGCTCTGGATGCGGGGCCATTTCACGCATGTCGGCTGCGGCTGTGTCGGGCAACGTGTTCTGGATGGGGCAGCGTGGATTTTTCACATACACGGGCAACACTGTGCAAGAGGTTGACTGTTCAGTGAACGACAAAATTTTTGGCGACTTAAACACGTCACAGCAATCTAAAATCTGGGCGTTTAACAATTCACAATTTGGTGAGATTTGGTGGTTTTATCCATCAGGCGACAGCACCGAAATCAATCGATACGTTGCATTCGACTACAAAGAGGGCCACTGGCTTGTCGGCGAATTGCCACGCACCGCTGGCGTAAGTCGCGGCGTATTTAAGCAGCCAATCATGGCAACATCTGGCGGCGCACTATATAATCACGAAATCGGCAACAATTATGATGGGGCGACCGTTTACGCTGAAACTGGCCCAATCTCACTTGGCGTCGGTGAGCAAACCATGCGCGTGACAAAGCTGATCCCAGATGAAATCACGCAGGGTGACGTTGACGTAACGTTCAAGACAAGGTTCTATCCAAACGAAGCAGAGGTCGTGCATGGTCCATATAACCCATCCAGCCCGACATCTGTACGCTTCTCTGGGCGTCAATTCAGGATGCGCGTGACTGGCGATCAATTAACCGATTGGAAGGTCGGCGTTATGCGTGTTGATGTCAAACCTGCGGGGACGCGCTGATGGGTGCGCCGCTATTGCCACAGATCGGGCCAGACCTTGGCCAATGGGGGCGGCAGCTTACAAACTTTTTGCAGCGCAACCTGACAAAGCTGTTCTTTAAGACATCCACGGATAACCCGTCGGAAAATGGCATTTTGCTGTGGGACGACGTGAACGAATATCCTGTCGTGAGTAAAAACGGCGAGTGGGTGCAAGTTGTTCTTGAGGATGGCAATTACTCTGGCGGCATCTCGTCGGATGTCACGGCAACGGCAGCAAATACGGCGTACGCTTTAACGTACACTGCAATCGTCGCCGAGGGTATTACAAATGGTACGCCTGCGTCGCGATTAGTCTTTGCGGAAGGCGGCGAATACATGATTTCGTTTTCCGCGCAGATTGTGTCAACGTCATCAAGCACCGTGACTTTTTGGTTTTGGCCACGCATTAATAACATCGACATTACTGGCTCAACGATGAAAAACAGCTTGCACAACAATGGGTCAACGTTTGTCACGTCACGCTCCGCAATCTTCAATATCACTGCGGGTGATTACTTGGAGGCGATGTGGGCTGTGGATAGCACAAGCGGATATCTCACAGCGGCGGCGGCGACTGCATTTGCGCCTTCTGCTCCCGCTTCAACGATTAGCATAACGAGGCTTCACGGGTGACCAATAATGTAGTAAGATTGCAACAACAAAGTCGTGTCTTCGCGACGCCAGTGCTGCCAAGTGACCTTGACGTGTTTTTACCAGACATCCGCAAGCTACTTGGGAAAGCGATTGAAAGACACAATCGCGACGTTGGCATCGAAGACGTCATAAGCGACTTGTACGCAGGCCGATCAGTGGTCTGGGTTGTTTACATAGGGGACACGTTGGTCGCTGCGATCACAACATCAATTGTCCGTCACCCCCGCCGAAAAGTCTTGTTCATTGAGTTTATGGGCGGGTCGCGGATGAAGGAATGGATGGAGTATGTGTTGGAAATGCTTGCACATGTCGCCAAGGAAACGGGACTAGAGGCGATCCACGCCGACGGTCGAAAAGGATTTGAACGGTATTGCGCACGTCAATCGGCGTTTAAGCCAAAGTCAACGCGCTACGAGATGGAGCTTTAATATGGGCGGTCAGTCAGAAACAAAAACACAAGTCGCGGAGATGGACCCGCTTGTTAAGGAAATCACGCAAACTGGGTTTGATTTTACAAAGCAAAACATCCTCAATAAGCCGTTTGAGCGTTACACAGGTCAGCGGGTTGCGCAACTAACGCCGCAAGAGCAGCGGCTCCTTGCTGGGTATGAGGACTTAGATACTGGCGCAGCCGACTACCTTACGGCACGCGGCGTGGCCTCTAGCATTGCCCAAGAGACGCCAGAGCAACGCGCAGCGCGCGTCAGTCAGTACGCAAACCAATATACGGCTGGTGTCGTTGACCCGACACTCGCAGCGTTGGAAAATCAGCGCGCCAAGCAGCGTGTTGGCGAGGCGGCGCAGCGCACTGCAGCCAAAGCATTCGGATCTCGCGGAGACGTATATCGCGGCGCACGTGAGGGCGAATACCAAGTTGGAATGGGCAAGACGATTGCCGACCTCATGCAGCGCGGAATGGATTACGGCACGGCGCGGGCATCTGCGGAAACGCAAGAGCGCCTAGGCGCGGCGTCGCAGCTTGCGTCCACAGCGGGCGCGGGCCTGCAAGCGCAGCTCACAGGCTTAGGCGCGCAGGCGGGGGCTTATGCAATGCCACGTCAGCTTGAGCAGCAAGGACTTGACTTTGCGTTCCAAGAATTTATGCGTCAACAAGGTTATCCATACCAACAGCTCGCCGCATTGACTGGCTATGCGGGAACAGTCCCAACGGGTTACGGCACAACGTCAACAACCGCAACGCAAGACCTTGGCCTTGGCGGTACGCTTACGGCGCTTGGCTCGTTTGGTCGGGGTTGGGGCGCGATGGGCGGAAAGCTCCCGTGGGCATAAGGATTTAGATAATGGCATACATACTTACACCAGATGACTTGGACAAATTGGCAGCGGCAGGGCTTAACGTAAATGGCTTGATCGGCGGCGAAGAGGCTACGCCAGAGGAGATGGCGGCGTTAGGCGTCACCGATCCGACGGCGATCATTCCAGAGCAGCCAGACATTCCCGTGACGTCGCCAGACGATCCTAGCGTAAAACAGGCTCCTAGTGGGCCAGTGACGGCAATGCCAGACGCGCCAATGGCGACGCCTGCGGCTCAGGGTGTGGGTATCGCTGACTTATTGAGCATGACGTCTGCGTCTACGCCCATATCAAGCGACCCATTCGAGAACCTGTCCAAGCGCCAACGCATGATGCTTGGCTTCGCGGCCATTGAGGACGCGGGGCAGGCGTTGCTTGGGAAGCAAGGATCTGCATTTGACAGCCTCATGGGCCGCTTTGCCGATGTCCAAGACATGGAGCGCAAGCGTCAAATCCAGACGGCTGAGTTGCAAGCGCGCCAACAGGTCTTGGGCGCACTTGGGGCGACCCCACTTGGCCCAAATCCAACGCCAGAGCAGATAGACGCACACATCGCAAAGCTAACGGGGATTTTGGCAACAAACCCACAGATGGCACCTTATGTCACCGCAGAGCTTGCGCGGCTTAATCCTATGCGTGAGCGGGCGGCGGGCGCACAGCAAGAAATCGCTCAAAAGTCTATGATGATTGACCAGATTGACGCGTTGCTGTTTGACCCAGACTTAGGGGCTGCACTTGGCATTGAGGGTTTCTTGCGCAAGACGCCTGCAGAACTTGGACTAGATGAAAATGCGGCGCGAGTGTGGGGTCGGATTAACCAAATTAAGGGCGGAGCGTTTTTGCAAGCGTTTGAGAGCCTCAAGGGCGGAGGCCAAATCACTGAGCTTGAGGGCCAGAAAGCGGAGCAGGCTCAATCTCGACTTAATACGGCGCAAAGCGAAGCTGATTTTCGCGAAGCACTTAAAGAATATAAATTTTACATCGATCAAGGTATCAAGCGCCTGCGTGGGGAGCAGATCCCATCCGACACTCTTTATGGTCAGGGCGCAAAAGCAGATCCTCTTGGCATTAGGAAGAAGTAAATGGCAGGCATTAAAGACATTCGATCACAATATCCAGAATATGATGACATGTCTGACGAGGCGTTTGCAAAAGCGTTTCATCAAAAGTTTTATTCTGACATTGAATATGAGGACTTTGCCAAGCGCGTTGGATTGTTAAAGCCTATGGCTCCGACAGGCACCGACATCATTGAAACATTTGAAGATGGCGGTCGTATCGTAAAAAGCAAGGAAACTGGACGCGAGACATATATGTCGGATGGATATGCAACAAGCGACCCAGCTCGCATTGCTGAGATCCGTGCCGCAGGCGGTAAGGCTGGCGAAGTTTACAAAAAAGGTTACGCGCAGGATATTATCAACCAACTTGGCGAGATCCCGTCACGCGCAGCTAGTGCAATTAAGGGTGTTCCATTTGTCGGTTCATACATTGACGAGATCATAGGGGCTACATACGGCCCACAGGCTGCACAGGCTGTGCGTGCGGCGCAGGAATCTCGCGAGACAGTA